TTGTTTTCTTATCTTTTTCCATATGCTTATACCTCCTTCGCGGCTAATTGTTTCGCATACTCTTCGAGTGGCACACCTAATCTTTTAGAAATTGCTACCTGTGATGGTGTGAGTTTCACAGTTTTTCTGCGTCCCTTTCCGGCCGGACGTTTTGCACTTGCTACGTTTTGAACAGGTTGTTCTTTCGTAGTTTGTTCCACATTATCAAATTTGTGTGGGAATTCAAGTCTTATTCGTTTATCCACTTCAGAATAATAATCATCTGACTGTGGATCAAAACCCTCATCCTCTACAAGTTGCTTATGAATATCAAAAGCAGTGTAAGTCATAGCATTATCAGTGCCAAACCAGGAATTTTTAGTTGCCCAGTCTTGTGCTTTTGGATCAATTTGTTGTTGTGCTTGTGTTACAGGATCAGCAGTTTGAGGCACAATTTGTCCTTTTTGTGTATCTATTTGCTGTGTTCTTTGCTCTTGAGCCTGTTTTAAGTTGTTAAGTCTAGCCTCTTCCATAGCCATTTGTGCTATGGCCTTCTGTGCTTCGACCTGTCCCTCAATGTCTTGGCTCTCGATAGCTTGCTTATAAGCCAACTTAGCTGCATTCATGCCAGTTGTTACCTTTGACTCTAGTTCTTTTGTATAACTATCTCCAAGGTTGTTATTTCTAGCTTTTAATTTATCAGCATCAGCTTTCATTTTTTCAGCAAAAGCTATGGCTTCTTCTTTTTGCCTTTCGGCTTCACGCATTTTACGCGTAAGTTTAGCTATTCTTTTTTGAACTCCGTCGCTGTAGTCGTCTAGTTCCTTTTTCTGTTCGCTAGCCTGAACATCAGACTGCTCACTAGATTCCTTAGATGCGTCAGCGGACTGACTATCGTTTTCACTAACTTCTTCAACTTGGATCTCCTCTTCTAAAGATTGTTCTGGTGCTGGTGCATCAAGATCAATCTCTGTAGCTTGTTCGTCGGTATCGCCGACATCGATTTTTGTGTCGTCTTGCATAGATTATCCTCCTCTATGATTACATTGCGTGCAAGATGTCTTCAGGATTATCTATTGTCCCTAGCACCTCGTCATCGTTTAACATTCTTATCTCACCACCATCAATCTCCATGCGTGATCCTGCATATCGTGCAAAGATCACCCAATCTTTTTCTTTGCACCAGGGACCTGTTGAAAACTTTTCTTCGTCCTTGTAACAAAGATCGCCCATCTTCAGTACGTATCCAACTTGCGTTGCGACACGTGCACGATCTAATGTTTCTTGTGCAATAATAATACCGCCTTTAGTTTCTTCTTTAACTTTAAAAGGCATAACTAACAAACGCCAACCTGTAGGGTTGGGTAGTTTTTCTAAATCTGTTTTTGAATTTTCTTTTTCTTGTGAGTGTTTTGAAATTTTTTTCGCATCATCTTCTGCGTTGTACTTATCTTCTAAGGCGTGTGATGTTGTTTGGGTCATCGTTATTCGGCTCCTTTGGTTCTAGCAGGTTAGAGAGTTCCTGATTCATTAAGTCGATCGCATGGATCTTACCTGTTATATATTTGTATTCGTCCATATTGTCAATCCCTCCGTTTGCGAGGGTTTGAACGAGAGCGTCTAGTTGTTCTTGCATCGTCCTTTTGAACTTGTATATCACGTTTACTGGATCTGTAGCTTCTGACATTTATTTTTTCCTTATCTCCAAGGCCCTTCCAAAATTCGTCGAGAGCGTTCTTGGGTTTATCTTCATCCCCCATTTTTCCCCCTAATGTAAAATTAAGTCAATCTACTTTTTCTTGAAAATGTCTGCGCCCTTGAGTCCGTATATCGATGCGACCACGCCGACAAACAGCGTCTGGTACCAGAAAGGGAGATTATTAAACTGCTCAAAGAACATATGCAATTTTTCTTGTATCTGTGGATCATCTGAAAATACAGACCATATCAATAAAATCACTGGGGCACTTACGAGGATAAGGACAAATTCGTCTTTCCATCCTTTGTCATTTGACTGTCTTACAGCTGCTTGATACTCGACTTCGCCATTAGCCATTTTCTGTGCATGCAACATTGCTGCATCTGACTCGAGCATTTTACGCTGCTGTCTGTTTTTCATTATATGTGTGCCAGCGCCGATTGCTAGTTTGACTACGTCAAGTATCATATGATTATGTGATGATTTTTAGTATTAGAACTACAATTACTACACCTACTGCAACAGTGACCCACTTGTGGTCTGTCCAATAGTGCATAATTTTTTCTTTTATTGATTCGATCATTTGCGTCTCCTCTTCTGTTTTACACCAGCTTCGTTAAGTGCGATAGCTATGGCTTGCTTTCTATTTTTAACCTTTTTCTTACTTTTGCCAATATTTAATTTACCTTTTTTAAATTCACGCATTACCTTACTGACTTTCTTTTGTTTTTTATCAGTTGTTTTTGGTAGTTGTTGTCTCGAGATTGCCATTACTTAAGGTTTGAACCTATTTTAAAATCTGAGACGGGACTAAATAAATTTGCTATACCTTGAAAAGGATTAAAACCACCACCCGTTATTGTATTTCTACCTACTATAGCATCACCTGGTTGGTAGTCATTACTAAACCGACCAGTGCCTGGTCTAGTGTTAGAACCTATAAACTCATTTGTTGGAACAACAGGTCCCATAGAAACGGGGTCTGCTCCTGCGCTGTATTCCATTTGCCCAGTATCCTGGTTAATCTTACCAAAATATCTTTGTCCGTCTGGTCCAACAACAACGTTACTTATACCTGGGTCAGATATGTCAAATGTTTCAAAACCACTTGGCAGCCCAGCGTCACTAAAATCATCTGAAATAGCGATAGACTCTCTTCGTTGAAGTGGTCTTCTCATTGGAGTTAGGGGTGTGTTCATTACGGTTTCAGGACTAAAAGTAGGTTCAGTTTGAAACTCATCAATTTGTCTACCATCAAAAATAGGCATACCAAATTCATTTATGCCCTCTGGTCTTTCTTCTCCTTCAACAGGTAAGTTACCAAGAGCAATGCCTCCAAGAGGTCCACCAATTAAAGTTCCTATAATACCTCTTATGGCTTGGTTACGATTAAACTTTGCACCTGATTGTTCGTAGTTAGATTTAAGAGAATCCATGATGCCCATTCCCTTAGTTGGACTAAATCCTGCTGCCTCGTTAAATTTACGTAGTGCAAAGTTTTCACCTGCTGGCACAACCTTGTCGCCTACTCTTTGTCTAGCACCGTCTGGAAATCTGTCCTGTAATCTTTGTTGTTGCTGTTGTACTAAACCTGAATATGCCTCAGCTGCTTTATTTTTAGAGCCAAATCTATCTCTTGCTTCATCAGTGCCTACATATCTTCCTAAGACTGCTGCTGCGTCTTCTGGAGAAACTACGTCTATACCCGCTTCTATTCTACGACGAAGGCTTTTATCTAAAGTTGATTCTTTTTTTGGTGCATTTTTCTTTGCCATAGTATCGGCAAGTTTACCACCATACTTAGTGCCCTGTTTATTCTGTCTTTGACTTTCGCTTCTTCTATTTGCGCCCAATCCACCTTGACCAGCAGTGGTGCCTGCTCCTCTTCTTGCTCCTCCAAGATTATTTTTAGAGCCTGATTTATTTGCTGCTTTACTGCTTCTGCGTCCGCCTTTTAAACCGCCTCTACGACTTCGTGACATTAGTTTGTCTCCTTAACGATTGCTTGCATATTACTTATCCCCTGTTTAGCGAGTGAAATACTTGCTCTTAACTTAGCATGTTTATCATCTTGTTCCAACTTTTCTTCTGATAATTCTTTATTCTGCATCAGTTTCATTCTATCAAGATTTAATTTTTCTTGTGCCTCTTCTTCTTTTCTTTGCTCCTCACGAGCCTTAAGATCAAGGTCTCTGTCTTTTAATTTAAGAACTGGGTCATTTTCTACTTGATTAAGAACTTCTTTTTCTGCTTTTGCGTAGTCTTGCATGAATTCTGCTATCAATTGTGACTTCCTAGCCTCCATTACAATCTGTATTGACTGTACTTTTTGTTGAAACTGCACAAAATCAGGATTTTGCTGCACCTGAGGTCCTAATTGTTGCACCAACAACTGCATTTGCTGCTGTATAGCCACTAATTCTCTGTTTTCTTCTGCAAATTCTATCTCGATTTGCTCTGATGCCATTAAATTTATATGTTCCATGCAGTTTTGTTGTAAAATTGCCAAACATTTTGGATTATTTCGTGCCATCATCGTCCCCATGAACTCAATGTGCGCTCTCATGTGCGCCTGATGGTCTTGTTTTGGAAAAGCTTGTATCTTTTTACCATTTAACGCCAAAATATTTTCACTTGCAGGGTCCATCGGTGCTGGTTGTGGCGGTGGTGGTAGTAAAACATCAATATCTTTTACACCAAGTGCTTCGTACATATGTCTGTACGCTTGATACAAGTTATGCATCTGTGGGTTTGACATTGCCATTTGTAATTCTGTTTGTGCAACTGTAATTCTTTGTGTTTGAGAAAATATGTTTGGATCTGCAACAGGTATAATATCTACTCTATTGTCAAAGTCAGTTGCAAAAACTTCTCTCTGTCCACCGACGATGTCGTATGGATATGCTTTTGGTAAAAAAGTTGCAAAGTTATCAGCAATCAACATAAATTCACACTTCATTGCTTGATACAATCTTTTATGTATAGCCGACATAACCCGCGATCCACGTTCCAAGAGTGCTACGGTCGTGCCTACTGCTGCGTTCTGATTACCATCACCGACTTGCATGTCAGCGATTGATGCAAAACGTTGTCCTGCTTGTACAACCACGCCCATCAGTTGAAGGAGCGTGCCGCTTGGTTCTTTGAAAGGTAACGGCATGAACGCGTCCCGAAGATTTCCACCAGGAGCGTCAACGTCACGGAACTCGCCCGGCTGCAACGGTTGAGCTTCGTCTCTGACTCTGATGCCTCTTTGTTTGAATCCGGCTGGTAGATTTGACAAGGTGCCGGCGTCTAGTAATTGTCTTAGTGCTGCAGTTGCAGTTCTTGACAACCCGCCGATCATGTGGATGAGGCCGAACCCATAGAAGCCTAGTCCTGGTAAAAACTTAAAGTGTACAAAATATTCTTTTTTCTTTTTCAATGGATCTTGCGCACCGTAGTTTCTACGAATAGAAAGCACGTTCCCCGTTTCGTCGTGCACGGTTACAATGTATGGAAGCTTGATGCCTGTCTCTTCACCTGTTTCAATATTTTTATCTTCATATCCCTCCAGGTCTAATTCTACGTGGCACTCGAGCAGTGTATGCATTTCTGATGAAACACCACGACTGACACCGTCTATTTTATCTTTCTTTTCTTTGACGTCGTTTGTGTCGTATCCCGGATCACCAATATCAGAGTCTTTATAAAAACCAGATATCTGCTGTTTGCGTAATTCGTTGCCTGACATTTTAATTACGTGAACAATAGCTTCTGCATCCTCTAGTGATGTCGCACTGTAAGGCACAACCAAATCTTCTGCAGGCACAAACTTAGAAACACTTCTGCCCAATACCGCATCAAAATAAACTTTTTTAAAAGTTGATCCAGCGAGTGGTAAGTTAAACAACATTTGATCAAACTCTGGTTCGTATTCTTTCATGTTAATCATAAGTTGATAGTTCATAAACTCTTTAACGCGTTGCGCTTGTTGTTCACGCATGGCATCAATCTTACCAACAATCTGTGTTCTAACAGGTCCATCAGAAGGTAATAATTCTTTATACGCTAAAGCTTGAAACTGTGTAACCGCTTCTGCTAACACAGGATGCGTCGCACCACTTGCACCTTGAAAAGGTTCTGATCTGTTTTCGTATTTAAAACCAAGTAGGTCGAGTCCTTTTATATATCCATCTTCCCAATCTGATCTTGAACTTTTATATTCATCATAACTTTCTTGTAACTCTGATGCTAAACTATTTAACGCATCGTCTTCCATAAACTCTGCTAAGTTTGCTTCATGCAGTTGTCCACCCTCTAGGGCTTGTGCTTGTGGATCAAAATCTATTTCAGCGCCACCATCGTCTGTCATTTCGACGTTGACGTCACCACCTTGTTGAAACTCTTGTGTTTCTAACTCTAATTCTATTTCTGGTTCAAGTATGTTATCTTTTTGGGGAATAGAGTTAATGTCTTTTTCTATGGCCATTAATAATACGTCCTTTGTTGTTGCGGCAACTCTTCATCCTCGTAATCATCTGGGTGCTCGATGAAGCCACCTTGTCTAAATCTCATTACGGCTTGAGTCATGCTATCCACTAAGTCATCGTGTTCACCGAGTGGGAATGCAGCGCACTCCTCTATAACCTCTTCTGCAAACTTTGTATCTCTTCAC